CTATCTCTATTTTTGGTTGTTCAATGTCTACAATTATATCTACCAGATCATCTTCAATATCTACAATTACATCAGCTATATCTTCTACTGCTTGAGGACAAGTGTTAGGTGTACGTTCCCAACAATAGGTGATTGCACTAGAGCTACTGCTTGTAGTAGTACCATAGGTAAGACTCAATGCAGGATTCTTAATATCTGCAGCTCTGTGTCCACTAGTTATCTCATGTGTAAAATCAAATCTAACTTTAACAGAACCATTGGTACTAGTGTTAGCACCGATACTCATTATATCTTCGTAGTTAGTATAGGCAGTAGTAGCATTACTTGAGATTGTTCTAGTTTGTGTAGTCGTCTCATCAGCATCATTAGTATATGACTGACTCATTATTACAGACTGTTGATTCTTATTCCAAAACCAAATGTCAGCAGCTAACTTAGATGTAAAGCCTTCAGATAAACTATTACTTAAACCACCATCTGCTTGATGTATTTTTGTTTCTACATACTTACCATGTACACCTGCAATAGTTCCATTGCCATGTCTAGTTGACTGATTAGTTCCAAACCAAGTACCATCAGTAAAGTCCTGACTAATTAGATTACCAGTAGTAGTGTAGCTAGTATTGTATGTAACTGTGGTAGTAGTCTTGTCACCCGGATTAGGTAGGTTCTCTGTAATTGTAACTACGTCTGCGTTACTCGTTACCGAGTTTAATAGTACCACCAGAATAATTAATAACCTGACTATCATCTATATCCTTTAATATTTCATTATCTATTTGTTCTGTAATGCGTAGAGTCTTAACATACTCCTCATAGTCTGGTCTTAGCTTACCATACTTTTCCCATTCAGTTTTTGCTTCACTACCAATTTTTGAATTGTAAGGACAGTAAGTACCTGCCATGTGCATTGCACTAAACACTCTTGAGTCTTGACACATAATAGCAATCGCAGCAACTTTCATGTTCATGTCATGCAGAGCTTTAGCTAGTTTAAGTCTTTCACAATTTAAATCACGCTTCGTCATACCAAGACTAGCACCAAACGAAAAAGTTTGACCACCAGCAGATATACCTACAGTACATAAGTCTTGCGACATACTAGATATAGCAGGAGCTGATGCACTAGGTACTACTCTGGAATCACCAGTGTATGCATTAGTTGTATTAGTTGTATTGGTATTGCTACTTGATCCTGTGCTATAGGTAGTGCTAGCAGAAGATGAGTAGCCTCCTGTTATGGCTGTATTTGAGCCACTAGAATTTACCTGATCATTGTCAGTTGCACCAGAACTAGTAACATCTGCTATTGCAGAATCCATTAATGCACTAAAAGCCCACAACATACCTACTGTGATAACTACAGCTATACCTATACTTCTCATCATACTTCTTCTCCATATCTGCTCTCGCAGTAAAATTCAAAACCTGTCATCTCATCACCGTAGTCAATAAGGTGTGGAGCTAATAACTCAACCTTATGGTCAGTGATAAATTCCCAACACGCCCAAGTATCGTCAAATGATTTTAATTTATATTCTCTAGTAAGTTGTTCTCCACCACTAAATGTCAGCATGATGGTTATAACAAAGAACATCATTTTTTAACTAATGATCCACCAAAGTATAAACCAATAATAGCTGATACAAGGTTAGTATCTAATGGGGTTATGACGATACCTCTATGTGCCATAGGTACCCACTTCATAATTTCTTTACCTTCTAAAAATAAAAAGCCAGGTTTAAATTCTGTGTAACCTACAATCACTTGTGCTTGTGGGTCTATTAAGGGAAGTATCTTTGGTAAGACTACAATCGAGAATACTGCTGTTAAAGCAATAATACGTCTAGTCCACTGGAAGCCTACGTTTTCGTATTCACGTGCTTCTTTAAATATCTCTGCTTGTTTATCAGCTCTTGCCAATAACATTTTTTGTTCAGATTGTTTGGCTTTAATAGATTGCGACCATACAGTCATCAATCCACCAAGCATGGTACTACCCAGCATGGTAATCATTTCAAATGGCATTAGTGCCTCCTATTTAATTGTATATCCTGTCGGCTGGGTCGATAAGTTGGGAGTCTTGTCAGGTTGATTACCTGAAAGAATATCTTCTATGTTTTTATTTATGTACCAAATTACTGAACCTATAATACTATCTCTAGTAAAAGTGTCCGAAATATCTTTTAGTGGACAGCCATACTGTAATAGTAATGATACTGCCTTACTAGAACTGCGAAGTTCTCTATCTAATGTAGACTCTGACTTTTTAGTTTTAATCCATACAGCTACAGGTAAAATTCCATTTTTATCAAATACATAATCAAGGATAGCATTGAGAGGATTTTCGTCTACTGTAATTCTCACATTATGTGAGTACATTCTGTTTGGTGTTTGAAATCTTGCCACTTCAGTCATTTTCTAATTCTATCAACATTTGCAATACGTGTATTGCTTTGTTGAGGTTTTCAATTCGAGAGCCTTTTTTTCTAATAATATACTGAATAGCATCGCCTTCAGCTTTACCTATTTTATTCTTTATAAAAAATTCCATAGGTTGAATCTTGAAGTCTAAGTAATGTTCACCACCAACTTGTTCATAAAACGAACTCATGGACAGACTTTATTCCATTTACCACCCTTTGACAAGACCATTGGTAACAATTTTGGTAAACCATCTATGATGATACCACAACTAATAATAGGTCGAGACTTTTGGGTTTTGCAATACTCGAAAGCTAGTGACTTAGCATCTATAAGACAGCCTACTTGCATACCCCAGTTTAAATTATTAGGGTTTCCCCAATACTGTATGGAGCAAGAACTATGATAGTGGCCTTGCACTGTTGGACAACCATATTGCTGTGCTACCTTTAACACGTTAGCTGACTTGCCATGACAGAAGTAAACCTCTTGACCATTGGACATGGTGATAAGGAGATCATCGTGCCACTTCCAACCAGTCCCTACTTGTAAGAACTCATTATAAGACTTCATGGCAGCTCTTGGCAAACCACTAGCCTTCTGTCTACGATAGACTAACGAACCATGATTACTGTCCATCAGATCTACTTTAGGAAACAGTTTTTCCATTTCATGTATGGTAGGTAGTGAGGCTTGATGTTCGGCACCTGCACTGTATAAATCAGGATCACTGTCGTGAAAACTTATGGCATGAGAATCAACTTCATCACCAATGTGTATAACACGATCAGGCTTGTACTTTTTTTTAATAGCAGTAAGAAATGAAATTAAATCTGGATGATGGTAAGGACAGTGTGTATCTGAAATAACTAGTATGACTGAGTTTTTAGACATACCTATTTATACACTACTTTACCCTATATGTGCAATACTAGCTAAATGATCTAATAATCAAGAATAACATCTGGGCAAATACGGTAATGCCAATAGTCCACACTAAAGTCCGTAATTGTCGCATATCTTTTTCGATATGAAATAGATGATTATCCTTGAGGGTATTGAGCTTATTATCCATTAGCTCTAGTTTACCCTCAATGCGGATAATGGCTTCTCTATTCTGACTTTCCGTCATCTTCAGCAAGTTCTTCTTTAGGCAGTTGAGCTTGAAGCTGTCCTGTCCAAAAATTTATTAAGATATCTAGGTCAGCTTTTTGCTCACCAAGTCTAATTAATTTATCAAAGACTCCTCTACCTTTATCAGATAATGTAGTTTGATCGTATTCTTTATCGTTTATTGTAAACATAGTTTCTCCTTTGTTTACTAACTTTTATCAGCTATTAACTTTGCTTTCAAGGCATCTTTTTCTGTAGATGTCCATACTGCTCCAGCGATGTCTTTAATTTTTTGGTTTTTAGCAGATACATCAGTATCTACCCAAGTATTATCATCACCAGTAATTGTACCGCAATCAAATGCTTCTCTTGAAGCACTTTCTGAGATAATTTTATCATCTTCTTTTATTCTTGTTTTGTATTTGATTTGTAATGCGTTGTATTGTCCTACAACTTCTACTTTATCAACTATTATTTCTTTAGTTATTGCCATTGTTTTATTCTCCGTTGTTAATTAATTATGCTGCAATGAATGTAAATGAAAATATAAATTCAGTACTTGTACTAACTTGGTTAGCATTTACATTATCATCACTACCGTCACCTGATACTGAGGTTTGGATAGCTATAGTGGTAGTTCCCTCGTTGGTGTTTTTAGCAAAAAGTGTACCATCTGGTGTACCACCAAAACCTGATTGACCTATTGGTGATGACATAAATCTAGCAGAGCCTTCTGCTAAATCTGCAACCGCAAAGGGTATGCTCATACTAAATGCACCTGATGGACTAGATATAGCACTAAATCTAATTTCTCCTTGTACGTGAACTACACGACCAATTTTAGTATAAGCTAAAGTATTATGACTGCCGTGTACTGTTAATGAACCTGAGTTTACTGTCATGGCTGGTGTATATGAGCCTTCTTCATAATCATCAAGTAAGTTAGCTGCTGTTGCAGAAGTAACTCCTAAATGAATTCCTTTTCCAGCAGTTCCAATAACAATATTATCATTAAATGTAGCTGTACCAGCAGTTGCCATATCTAAATGTAAAGCTGTAATAGCTGAACTTCCATCAATTCCTTCAAAACTTATATCTTTATCTGCTACTCTATTTTGAAATTTTACATCACTACCACTTGAGGTTATTCTTAATAATAGTGTGTCTGATTCAGCCATTAATATAGGGCCATTAACATTTAGTGTGCCACCTAAGTCAGTAGCAGTACCTATGTTAACGTGGTTATTACCGCCATCAACAAAGATCATATTGGCATTACCATTAGATTCTACTCGGAAGTCTTGGTCATTTGAATCTTCATTAAAAACAGTTTCAGTTTCTAAAAAATCTAATACATTTACAGCCGAACCTCCTAGCATTTTTTGAAAAACTAAACGACCATCTTCAGAACCATCAGCAACATCTATAGTAGCTGATTGAAGTTCAAAATAAACAGTTTGTTGGTTAGCATCATTTTCAGCTTGAAATTTAATAGATCCAGTTGCGTCTCCATTATCTCCACTATTATTATCTCTTTTAAATTTAAGTACAGGCCCTTCACTAGCGTTTGTAGCAGTACATACCATTACAATAGAATCACTATCATCACTAGTTTCTACATTTAGTTTACCTCCTGCAGATGTTGTGCCTCCAACATTAACTGCATCATTACCACCATCTACAAATAACATATTAGCATTGCCATTGGATTCTACTCTAAAATCTACATCAGCAGATGCTTCGTTAAATACTGCACCACCATCTTGAGTTAAAGCACCATCAATGTCTACAACATCAAGGTTAGTAGTACCGTCAATATCAGCATCACCTGATATATCTAAACTACCACCATCTATCTCACCACTAGCAGTTACAGTTGTAGCTGTAAGAGCTTGTGCAGCTATCGTACTACCTGATTCAGCAGTAAATGTATTGGCTGTAAATACAAAGTCTTTAGCACCTGCTATATGAATATCAATAGTATCATCAGTAGGAGCTTCAATAAATGTATCACCATCGTCATCTAAGATAATTTTACCACCAAACGCAGCAGTATCTATACCAATTTCAACTTTGGTAGGAGTGCCAGAAGCTAAAGTAATACCTGTTAAGTTAATAGTTTGTAAACTAGAACCATGCGATGTAGATGTTATAGTACCTTCTACTACATTAGCACCGCCATCAATTACTCTAATCTTTCTACCTGCAAAATAAACAGCAGACAAATCAGCAGCCGTAGCTACAGTTAGTGTGTCAGCATCAACACGTGCTATTGTATATACACCGTCTCCGTCACCAAACTCAAAGTATCCGTCTCCAAGTTGTTCATACATGTCTCGCATGTGACCCATAAGCTCACGAGCCGCATTATTTACGTTACTCGGTGCCATGTTCTCTGCAAAGTTCACTGTCATATTAGCAGTATTACTGCCTGCAGTTGAACTAAATTTACCTACGCCTGTTCCAGCCATTGTTTTATTCTCCTAGTTAATTATTCTTGTTCAGGCATAAACGATAATCCTTCTAGTTTACCTAGAATATACGCTGCCTTTTTAGTATTTGGTTTTAATTTTCTTAATTGTATTAATTCATCCAAGCTCTGTGGATTTAATAAAGCATTTTTTACTACTCTGTAAGCAGTGCCTTGAAATATTCTTCTTGCTGCAGTAAATGTTCTACCAGCAGTAGTAAATTGACCTACCCTTGCTCGAATTATATCGCTAATTACGTTTCCAATAACTCCTGTTTGTGCTGGGCTTGCTTTACGAGAGCTAATTTGTAAAGCATTGTTTAAAATTTGTAAATTATCTACAAATTTTTTATCAAAAACTTCTTCAAGAGCTGTTTTAAAACCTTTTTCACCACTTCTTCCGTTTAAAAATGTATTAAAAGCTCCAGGATCTAATTGTTTTATTCCAAGTTTTGATGTACTGGGTTGTATAAATATTCTTTCATTCATTTCTGTTAAAACAGAAGATTGAAACGCAGAAAGAACTTCAGGATCTTGTTTTAAGATAGTTTTTAAATTTTTTATATCACCAATGTTGTTTACATTAAAAATTTTGTTTACAATTTCTTGTGGTCTAGTGTTAAGTAAAGTACCTTCAAAAGAATTTTTAAGTTGTTTTTCTATAACAGTTCTTTGATTTGTAATATCATTAACATATTTTTGTAACCCACCAATTTTAGTAATTTTATTATATTCAGTTTTGTTAAAAAACAATTTTAATGGTGACTCATAATCTTTCATAAACGAATTATGTGAATTTACATTAACTTTACCATTTTTAATTACTTTGTTTTTATAAAAATCAAATATTGAATTTTTGTAAGCTAACATAGCATCAGGTGAGCCTTGAATGACATCGTGCAATTCTTCAGCAAAACGAGCAGAGTTTTTACCTTTTTTAAATGTTAAAGGAAATACATCTTCATCAGCAATTCTAAGTCTGCCTCCGTTAACTCTTGTAATTTCTCCTATAATAGAATTATCTAATTTATTTTTGTTTATTTTATAAAATTGATTAAAATTATCTAATTCACTAATATAGGCTTTCGAAGCATCTTTATTAATTTGTTTATTAAAAGAACCTATTAAAGATTTTAATGCTCCAATATCAATATTTTCAGTAGCACCACCTTTTTCTCCTGCTCTAACTAATGTTTTTAAAGAAGATAAAGTGTTTCTTGCAGATTCCATTGTAATTTTTTGTGGCCCTGTAACTTTAAACATGTCTTTAAATAAATCACTTACTTTAGGTGATTTTAACAAATTTGTTTTAGTTTTACCATCTAGTGTTTTTAAAGTTGCTTGAATTATATCTGCACCTATAACTTCTGTTGCACCTGCTTCATCTAGTTTTTTTGCAGCAACTGCTGCATCTTCTTTGAATTTAGTTGAGATTTCTGAAACAAAATCTCTGATTTTAATTCCTGTTAATCTTTCACTACCGTCTGGCAAACCAATAATACCTTTTTCTATCATTTCTTCTGTTGTGCTTTGTTTTGCTATTAAATCATTTATAATTGGTTGATTTCTTTTTTCAGCAACTTCTTGTATTAACTTACCTGCATCAAAAGCATTAACTGGTTGATTAGTGCCTAATAATTTTGTATTAAAACCTGATTTTATTAATTTAAAATAATCATTTAATGATTCTGCTTGTTTAACATTAAAATCTCTAAATTCACCCATATACCCTAATCTTGCAGTATTTTCAAAAGAAGATTGTGCAGCTAATAACTCTGGGTTATTTTGTGCTTGAGCTAATGTAAATTTTAATTTACTGCTTATGTTAGCATCGTCAAGTTTAGTATTAATTTGATTTGCTACATTATCAGCTATTTGTTTGTCATCAAAAATTTTTGCTAAATCATCTGCAACAATCGGTCTACCATTTATTAAATTGTTTGCACCCTTTATACCTTTAGCAATAAATAAACCACCATAACCACCAGCAAGTGATAAACCTCCAGCTTTTGCTCCCTCTATAAACATTTGTTTATCAGAAACATTTTTGTTAATTCCATACAATTTTTGGCCTAATTTTAACCTTGAATATTCACCTACTGCTGCTGCTGCAGCTCCTGCAGGAATAGCACCTGTGCCTCCAGTTGCAATACCAACTCCAATAGTTGCTGCTATATCTGGTATAATAACCATAGCATCCCCACCACTACCTGCTATATCACCAAAATCAAAACCTGGTTTATTTACTAAAGAGTATTTATTTGTTTCTGGATTTAAATACTCTAATTCACCAGTGTTAGGGCCATATCTAACTTCTATATTTTGTTTATACGATTTATCTAATACATTTTTAACTGCCTGTACTTTTTGTTCTTCGTTGTAACCTAAAGAACCTGCAAATCTAGCTTCAGAAAAAGCAGGGTTATTAACATCTACTTCATTTGCTTCTGCTATCTCAGAAACCTTAGGTCTAAAGCTCATGTCTTTATCACCAATTGCTGCACCAACAGCTCTTTGTTTTTCTGCTTCAGCACTACTAAGGCCACGACTAGTACCGTAAGGCGTCATGTTAATATTTTCAATATCAGGTCTTTCTACTTCTGGAAACAAACCTTTAAAAAAAGTTTCTTTATCTACTTTAGATTCATATTTTTCGTAAAGTTTATCTGCTAACACCAAATCAGGTATGTTATCGTAAGTGGGATTTTCTGATTTAATTTGTTTTAATGTTTTCATTAATTAGGAAATCCTTCAGGAAATAAACCTAATGGGTCATTTACAGTATCAGTGTCTAATCTATTAAGACCTGTGTATCCAACATCAGGCATATCCATACCCTTATAAACATTGTAAGTAGTATTTGCTCTGTTAATAGATTGTGTTATAGCTTCATCTATACCTGCAGCAAAAACTTCTTTACTTTGCGAACTACCTAAACGATCAATTTGTCGTATAATATCACCTTCAGAAAATCTTGGATTATCTGGTTCTTCAATTTTTGCTAAACCATAAGCTAAAGTTATTATAGTTCCAGAAAATCTAGCATTGTTAGACGCAGATGTTCCATATTTATTTTCAATAGCATCTTTAAATAAACTGTTATTGTAATCTTTTGCATTAAAACCAAATTCTTTAGCTGCTTGACTAACTTGGTCTCCAATACCTTCTAATCCTCTAACCACTCCACCAGTAGCTCCTATAGGAGATTTATCTAATAGTTCTAATGCTCGATTACCTAAATTTGCTAAATTTTTAGTAGCACCAAACAAATTATCTGCTTGATTATCTTTTTCTAATTGTGAACCATATAAAGCAGCAGGGATCATACTTATACCTCCATCGGGGCCAACTTTAGTTACCATGCCAGTTGCAGCAGGACTATATAATTCTGGATTTGTTGCAATTTCTGTGTTTGTTCTTAAAACTTGTTCTCCACTTGATTTTAAAGTAACTGCTTTTGTTGTAGGAACTTTAGGATCAAATAATTGTTTAGCTGCTAATTGAGGATATAAACTAATATAATCTTGTTTAGTTGCTGTACCATCTGCTATTTTTTTCTTTAAGTTTTGTTTAGCAAAAGTTTCTTGTAAAGTGTTTGCTTGTAAAGCACCACCCATGATTGCTTTGCCAATAGGTTGTCCACCTGCAATAGCAAGGCCTATGTTAACTCTTGGATCACCTAATAATCCAGTAAGCGTTCTACCACCTTGAGGTGCTGCAAAGAAACCACCTTCTTGTGATGAGAAAAATCCACCAGGATTTGTAAATGGGTTAGTAAATTGACTTGCCATAATTATCTCCTATAAAAATCCTAATCCGCCTAATGCACCACCAATTAAAGCACCATAACCAGGTAATGCAGAACCTGCTACGGCTCCACCAAAAGCACCACTCAGTCCACCAGATTGAGTACCTGGCCCTGTTTGATTTGAAGTTGGAAAACCACTTGCTATTGGACTAATAAGTCCAGCATATTGTTGTAATGTATTCATTGGTGATTGTTGACCAAATTGAAATCTTTGAATTTGATCTTGTAATTGTCTTTGTGCTAAGTTTTCATACGCAGAGCCTACGCCACCTAAGTCAG